GCTTCTAATAATTCTTTCGCGCCGAATCTAATGTTGTTTAATAGACCGCTGAAGACTGTTGCAAATTCATTGAATTTGTAGCCTTCATCACTTTGTCTTACCGCGTAATTTAGTAAGCGATCGACAATGTGTCTTTTAACAACATATTTCTTTAATTTGTGAAAATCACCAACAAAATTATTGTGCAAAAGTTCTTTGATGCTAGGAACGAGATAATATTCCGCACCATATTTGCTCAATGGATGTGTTTTAAATATTTCACAAGGTAAATTTTTCGTTACGCAAAAATTGATAATATGTAATGGCCCATGCACGGCGACATCTTCTCTCACTATTTTAAAACCACCATATGTTATAGTGGTTACAGTGTTCCATGCTTTCCAGTTTTCCTCGCAATGTAGATATGGAATGGAATTGTCGCCCATACTCATGCATAAGTATGGTTTTCCGTGTTTGTGTGATCTTTTAACGCGCAATACGTTTTCCTCTATTTCAGAGTACTCATCGCCGCACAAAAAGATTGGTAAATGCATGTATGCATAGGCTTGTTTTGCTTTATGCTTAAGCATAGGTTGTGCGAAATCAGTTGGTGTTATGTCATACAAAGAGTGCATATACAACATAATGTCAGCTTTGAAGTCGCAATTCTGGGTTCCTTTCAAACAATCGAGGCGATTATCATGGCCTGTGCGTGCCGCATCGCACATATTTCGATTGGAATTTTTGACCGTATTGGAACTGATGATACGGTATGCTTCACGTGGATTGTCTAATAGTAAACAATTGTGTAATGTGTTAGAAACACGTCTAGTGGAGCTGTCGCCTACAGTTATCACGCGAACGTGATTACCTGTGGCAGTTGCGGCAATTTTATTAGCATGAACTATGCTATAGTCATTTAAAATGGCCATAACAGGATGCATGCTGGTCTTAAGTCTTATTGCAGGGTCTATTTCCGTTAAAACGTATTGGTGTTCAAAATACGTTTGTAATATGCCATGTTGGACATCGTTTAAATGATATCTATAGCGGAAAGCCTCTGCAAGCTTCTTCTCCTCAATCAGTTTTACTTGATCTCGATGGAGGTCTTGCACATCTGTGCTGTTTGGATCGGTTGCATAATTTAGTTTCAACATAATTA